GCAGTTTTTGATTGACAAATAGGTCCAATAATGTTATCATAGTATATAAATAATACTAGAAATTACAATAAGGATAACAAATTATGCCAAATTTAGTACCAATGGTCGTTGACCAATCAGCAAATGGAGAACGCAGTTACGATATTTTCTCTCGTTTATTAAAAGAGAGAGTGATATTTTTGACTAGCGAGGTTAATGACTACCAAGCAGACTTGATTTGTGCCCAGTTATTATTCTTAGAAGCAGAAAATCCAGACAAAGATATTCATTTTTATATCAATTCTCCAGGAGGAGCAGTCACATCCGGTATGGCAATTTATGATACGATGCAATTTATCGGTTCTGATGTTGCAACTACTGTAATGGGGCAAGCATGTTCTATGGGTTCGTTACTTGCTCAAGCAGGTGCGAAAGGAAAACGACACGTGTTGCCAAATGCTCGTACAATGATACATCAACCAAGCGGTGGTGCAGGTGGGCAAGCAACTGATATGAAGATTCAAGTTGATGAAATGATGAAACTTAAAGAAAGATTGACTCAAATCTACGTGAATCATAATTCTGCTGGAAAAACATTTGATGAGTTGACTGAAGCGATGGAACGTGATAACTTCATGTCAGCAGAAGAAACTGTTGCTTATGGGTTAGCAGATAAAGTTTTAGTAACTCGTTAAGAAAAACCTGGCACGTAACTGAACATCTTTGCAGTTTTTATTTTCTGTTGAGCCAATCGTTCATCTATCGTGCCATTACTCTTTTTTATATCCGATTGAATTTCATCAGTTACAGCATACCAATCGCCCGAATTTATAAGAGCAATCACTGGGCTATTTTCTATAGTACTCGTGCCTTCATTATAAAAGTGATATAACAGTGCATCATATTGTGGTTGTGCTATTTTTACTTTGATGAACTTTTCAAGTATGTTACCAATGTTTCGTAATTGTTTTTCTAAAATAAATTCAGCCGCTTCCTTTGTTATCTTCTTAGATGCGATATCTATGCGAGTACTCGCAACAGTTATATATCCATAATTCGTTTCAGTGTTAGACACTTTATACTTATAACCAACTATACTATCAGTAATATCAAGTGTTGGCTTGTTGTTCAATGTTATAGCATCTTTGCTCATTGATGAAAACACCAGTGTATTAACACTCTCTAAGTTCACTTTCACGTGAGAGAGTATGTAAGTTGGCTTGTCATCTAAGTGGTATCCCGTTCCTAAGTACGTACCAGTTGGGGTTATTACGTGCAACGGCAACTGTATGTAATTTAATAATGAGCCTTTTCGTTTATCGTATATCATTTTTTGATTCCCGAGTTTTTTAGTCCTTCTTCACTAGCAGATGCATATGCAAAATTACTTGTCGTCAATTCTTTTGACTGTGGTCTGATGCACGGCTCGTGCGTTGGCATTGCTGTCACAATTGTTTCTTTAATTTCAGTATTTTCAGAATTTTGCATATCAGCCATTGGGCCAACTAAAATGAGTTCTGACTTTTGTGCAATTGGTCCATTCAAATGTAATATACCACCAGTTGTCACTAAGCAATTTACTCCGACATCGATATTCATTCCTGCTTCACTTTGTATGAACTGATTTCCTTTGCTTCGTAAATGTAATTCTTCAGTAGCATTAATCTTAGTGTTCTTAACACTTCTTATGTTTATATTTTCACCTGCTTCTATGTTTATATTTTTATCAGCACGAAGATTGAAGTCTTTTTCTGTTCTCATACTCAGTGAGCCTTCTGCGTAGACCATCACTTCGCCATTTGCTCCAATCTCTACCCATCCAGAGCCACTACTATTCACAACGTAAATGAAATCGTTACCACCGTCTAATACGACGGCAGCGCCTGAGGCAGTTGTTATTCTTATTTGTTCAGGATGAATAGTACCATTATCACTAATACTACCATCATCAAATGTAAGAGCAGAGCCACCAGGAGTTTTAAATCCAGTAACTTTAGGTAATTGTGGGGTCTCATAAGTTGCATCTCTGTAAGGAGAAGCAGTAGATGATCCCCTTAATCCATCACTGTATGTTCCTTGCTTCGCTACATTTTCATTTCTCGCATCATTGTCTTGTTCTACTGGTGGGTGAAGCATTTCGCCAATTGACTTTGATGGTGTTTTTCCCGCAGGAACATCGGTGAAGAGTCCTGTTCCTTGTCCAGTACCGTCATCTTTTGCTACATTGGCAGCGCCTCCACTTACTATGTCAGGAACATCGTGTGTAACTGCAAACCAATATCCCTCAGATGCTTGTCCGCCTTCGCCGAAGAAAACACAAATTACTGTTCCCTGCTTAACAGGTGTAGCAAATGCACCAGCCGCAGACGCATGTTGAAAGAATAGTGGCTCAATGGCTGTTCCAGCCAGAGTTGGAATATACGCGGCAAGTCTGCCACGCCCAGTTGGATCAATATACTTTTCGCCGGTGGTTGGATGGCTAAGAACTACAACAGCCCTATATATGCCTTTTCCTAATGCACTTGTAATCGGCGACTCGCGATGTTTTGTTTCTCTGTTGAGTACGCTTCCTAATTTTGAACGTTGTATTGCCATTAATTATTCCTCTTATTATGGAGTTGGGTCGACTATGAATTTATTAGGATTTACATTTATCACTAATCCACCATTTTCATCTCGGGTTTGTATATTTCCTTTTGAGTAAACATTGCCTGTTGTAGATATATTAGGAAATAAGTCAGCGATTCCATTTTTTATGGTACTGTAATCATTCTCAACGAGTGGGTACATATCATTAATTGTGGAGCCCGTTTGTAAACTAAATTTTTGAACAGGATCAAAAGACTGTGAGTCGCCATTTGCATCTAAGTATGTTATCACACCAACCTGCTGCCAATCTTTAATCTTTACTTTCTGACCAGCCTCATCGGTCACAACTTTCATTGCTACGCCGTCAGTGTTCATAATTAACTTATATATCTTTTGGGCTTCTGCATGTTGACTTAACATTGACGTATCACCGCCAACAGCATCTAATTTTTCTCTCAGAGTTCCTGGTAAAAGAATGTCATATGTATTCATTGGTTGTCCTGTTGTTTTAAACACAACTGGTTGTTTGGTCACATCGACTGGTTCTATTGGAGTTGCAACGGTAACATAAGTATCAGCGCCTGCAGACTTTATAGTTGCAACTTTAGTAATAACATCGTCTGGCTGAGCCAGTATTTGTATAGCAAGATCTGTTTCAAGTTCTTCTAACTCTACTATAACATCGAGTTCCTGTTGAGGATCAAAATAATATGACTTAGTAGATAACGCATCGTGTTTTATACTTGCTAATGCTATTTCTCCCTGTATCATGCCTATGTTGGCAGCATTTGTCAAATCGGCTCGGTGCCCAGTCTGTGCAGTTGTAACTATTTGATTAATACCAGTTTCATAAGCCTTGACTGTAGCGTAATCTGAATCTTTTAATGATTGTAACTCGGCTTCATTAGAGATGATTGTTATTATCGCACCCACCGTTGCATCTCGTTCAACCTCAGGAATAATTAGATCATTTTCTATTATTTCATTATCTAGTACAACTACTGCTGAACGAATCAATGCTTCTTTTCTAACTACTTCATCAGCCGTTAATACATTTTTATCCAGAATATTATTGATACCTTCACTTAACACTATTCTGTCCGCGTGTTCATCTGTAGTATATGCATCTGGACCAAAACCTATAATCGAAAGTGTTCTGTCCTTTAGGTTACTAAACCAACTGGTGCTTTCGCTTTCAGCCTTAGCCTTGTTAATAATGGCTTCATTTGCTCTATCCAGATAATACTGCTTCTTAACTCCCTCCTCTTGCCATTCTCTGCCGAGTAACATTATTTTTGCACTTCGGCATGCCCCGACACAATTTGGGTCGGCAACTATAGCGGCATGCTTTGCTTCAAATTCTGCATCGGTCATAGGTGGGGTAGGCACAACATTAACTTCTAATGGTTCTGATGCAATAGCGACAAGAGGTATTGTCTCATCTAATATCAGATTGTCTACTACTGCGCCCATTTCTAAACTACTAACATCAGATGCCGAAACGTCATTTTTTTGTTCTTCGAGAATAATCTCTGGTGTTTTTGCCAATGATTTTTTTCTAACAATTCTTTCTATTCTTTTTTTCTGTTTCTCGGAATCATGTCCATCAATAGTTAGTACTCCGCCTGCGGCAATTTGAAACTGTGCGATTTCTAACTCTGAAAAAGTTTTGCCTGATGCAATCTTGGCATTTAAATTTGCTTCTATCTCTGCTATTGTTGGAGGTACTCCAGGAGTAGTTTCAAATATGGCTAGAGTCTTGGCATTAGTTGACGCAATAGCATCACAAGTTACAAAAGGCATTTCACCTCTTGCTTGTTCAGCCCTACATGCTCGTGTCAATCCAGGTAGACTATTTAAGTATATACCAGCATTTGCTTGTCTTACCCCTGGTCCACTTGGGAGTTCGGTTACGCCAACTTCTGTGGCTTCGTGTAATATTTCAGTAGTTTCAGTAACTACTGCGGCTTCATCTGCCATTTTTACTAATTCTTCACCGACAGGAGTAATTTCTGGTTTTACAGGAACTGCCTTCCATGCCCGATATTCTTTCATGGCGTCTTTCATGCGGTCTTCAAATAATTCTTGTTCTTTTGCCTCTGCCGCCTTGCGTTTAGCGATTGCTTTTTCGGAATCATTCATTAGCATTTCTTGTGTTACCAAGACACCCATGCCATGTTGGTCTGCTAGTGAGCCGATATAGTGCGGATTGCTGTTCAAGACGCTTGGTGGACCACCAGTATGAATTGCGTCAGCGTCTATAACTATTTCTCGCATTGCCGTTCCAATTATATTTCCATAGCCGTCTTTCGTAATATATACTCCACGCTCAAGAGTAGTCTCAGACGTGGTTGCTTTATCAGGTGCAACAAACGTTGTAGAAATTGGAGGCTCATTTTCATACACTAAAAGACCATTATCAACAGCAATCACTTCAGCGGCTAATTCTGGAATGTATTGTCCGTCTTGTATCAAACTATCAACCATATGCTCTGCGCCAACATTTCTTATCATCGTTAGTGTTTGAGTAAATCTTCCTGCACTGAACGAACTAGTAATAGATTCAACTTGATACAAATATGTAATAAGATTTCTTGTAAGTACGTTATCATACATATCAACTCCATCAGATACTCCAGATACGACAACACAGTTCTGAAATCCATTTATAGTCGATTGATTATTTTCAATTAATAATGCACCTTTATCTTTAAATCGCAACTTGGCTTTTGATGGTGGCATATACCCTTCGAGCCAAAAAGGATCACCTTTAATAGTCATCGAGGCATTAACCATACTTACATCCATGCCCTTTGATTCATAATATTTTGCTCTAGCCAGATCGACATCCTCTGGGCTAGTTGATTTTATTGTTTTAGTCTTTTGGGGATTGACAATATCATTAATCATTGTCTTAAATTCAATAGGATTATTAGCGTGAGATCTAAGTATAACTTGGTAGTCACCAGGAGATAACTTAGATATTATATCATTATCTATTTCTTCCGCTAGTACTATCTGTCTCGGATTATATTTATTAGTTCTTGTACGAAGTTTTAAGTCTTGAAATGCTTGTTTAGTTTCTACCGGGGTTGGCAACGATGCACTTAGGGCAGATGCGTATGCGTCAGAGATGTATCTAGATCTTAGTTTATCTATTTTTGATTTTTGCTTTTCACCTTTTAATCCTGCGGCAATAGCATTTTTATACGCCAAATCTAGTGCATCCATTTGCTCTACCATTTCGGGGGTGTATAAATCCTTGTGTTCTCCATTATCTAGCATAGTCATAAAGTCATCGAAACTTTTGCCAGCATATACGTCTTTTTGAAGTTGTGGAGGCATGGCAGATGCTTTCTTTCCCTCTAATGCTGCCAGTTGTATCGCTATAGCATTTCTTACTCTACTTTGTCCTTCAGTTTGGGATTCTAGAGCGGATTCAGTAATAGCAGCCGTTACCGTATTTTTATCAGTCATTACTTTTAGATCTGCCTCAATCTCGGTGATAAACGCTTTCTGTTCATCACTTAGATATTTTCCTTCCATGATGTCCGTTCTTAGAAAATGCTCTAATCTGTATGAATCACTCGGGGATGTATATACTTTCGCTAACATCTTGTCTAATGAAATAGTAAAATCTAGTATCTGATCATTTTTTCCAGTAAACAAATAATTGTATATCTTATTAACACGTTCACTTTTAAAATATTCGTCTATTATTTTTTTACTTGCTAGTGACTGTTCTGCTTGGTTTGATGGGTTTTGAACTATGATTGCTGGTTCGTAGTCTATATAAAACTCTACATCAAATGTATTGGTTGCTGTTACTGGATTATAACCATTCACTTTGTTAACCAAATACGGAGATACTTTTAGTGAATCAGTAAAGAAGTCTTTATCTTTAACTAATTCTTTCTTCATTTCTTCTGAATTAAGACATATTTCTATTATTATATCGTATATGCTCATTTGGGGAGTAACTGTTCCTACGAACTGTGCGCCACCAGGCGGTCCAGACTGAACCATGTTTTGAACACCTGTCCAATTCATTGTATTGTTCACCATAGTAGTATTAAGATATTTGTTTTCGAATTCTGTTGAGCGGGTGAATTTGTAAGTATTTTGTAGATTGTCTGAGAGAGTTGGATGATTCACTCTATTACTCTTATTCAGTGCATCCATAAAATTGGTTAATGTTTGACCTAGTGTTTTTCCTATTAGATACGTAAATCCAGTGTCAGTCACACTCAGTGCTTTGCCCGATACTACTTCGTCACCGGGAATTATACCATTAAGGCGAGTCGTTGTCCCTTTCGCATCTGTTTCACTTTGCATATCTGCCCATGAAGTATTCGTAAATGGTATAACTTTCGTACTGTTAGGAATAGACATTGCATTGCCTTTGATGTCATATCCTACGAAATTAATTTTAATATAAAAATTATTACCATTGATGCCGGGATATCCACATAATACAAATGCATTTTGCATATTATCAACTAAACTTGTTTCGCCAATTTGGGTAATACTGAGACCTATCTCTATTCCTGTGCCTGCAATTTTACTATTTGTTGAATTTCCAACACCTTTACTTACTATATCTACGTCTGTTAAATTAAATTCAGTAGTAACTCCAGTCTTTGCAATTGTAATACTATTGTCATTTGGCCCTGGCCATTTATCATTGACAATATCTTTCATCATGAATCCTTCTTGTAACTGAAAATTACGGTCTGCAGCCCTATCAACTACAAACAACTCTAAGTTATACGTATAATTTTCATATGCATCAAGTGGATTACCAATAAACTTGCCTTCAAGTGCATGTTGGTCTACTATATCACCTAAACTGTTTGGACGAGAATTATTCATTTATTTACACCATTTTACTAATATTATCTTTGCTCGGAATTCTAATGACAGTTCCCGTTATAAATCCTCTAATTGGATCTACTATGATATCCGGATTTCTCTGAGCAAATATCCACCAATACTTTGCAGTACCGTACATTTCATAACTACATAAATCTGGACGTTCATCAAAACGCTGAGGTATAATATACTCTTCATCATATGGATCTTTGTAGATGAATCGTTTTCTCAATATATCTAATATCGTATCATTGATTATGGGAGTTCTATTCCATGGCGAGTTCGCTTTATACATACCCTTCACTCCTTAACTTGCCTTTTAGATAATCTTCAACACTGAAGTTTTCTCTTACGTTCTCAGGCGAATAAGTAGTTGATAGTGACAGAACAAACATATTCTGTACTGGTATTCTCATGCCAGAATCTCGGGTCTCGATATAATCTATATCAGAGTCTAAGTTCCACGTAAAGTCACGAATAACACAAGGTACATTTTCATATATACCATGTGAATAAAATCGTAACACTGGTGGTGGCATACCAGGATCTCTATCTTGACCAAATGTCATTTTCATTGCACTTCTAAGAAATAATGAAGCATTGTATACATATGCTGCCTCTTCTTCATTTCTTACAAGCATTGGCGCTGTTAGGTTAAGGTCCATGTTAGTAGAACTATCAAACGCACGTTGTTGAAAGTTTGTATGAGTCAAGTCGTATGACGAATAGTTTGCACTCTGAATGACAGATATCGTAGGAGTAAACGGAAAATTAAGTATAGTGGGCAAGTTTTTTGTTCGTACACCGTAGCCACCAGAATCTTCAAATGACTCGTACTCTGGATTCAAAGTATTATCAAATCTGCGACTTGGATCTTCCAAACGCACTGGTTGTTTTGTCATATATGGGGTTGCCATGAGTTATCTCCTAAAATTATAACAGTATTTATCGTCCTATAATGTTCGAAGTTTTAGAATATAGTAGTATTTACGCATATTGAGTATAAAGTAGTTGACTTTAGTATACTAGATGTGTTATAATTGTATTACTTTAGGAGAAATAACAAATGGCAAGAAGACAGAACTACTTAAACAACAAGGATATGTTGAAACAAATTCATATTTCCAAATCTAACTACTGTTGGTTTGAAGATAGAGACACCCACAATCAGTACGATAGTATACTATATACGACTGATGATATTCCAGGTGCAGTGGAAGATGCTAGAAAGCACAAAGCAAAGCGTCTTCAAAAATTAGCATGGGATGCCAATGATGATAAGAAGAAAAAGCAGGTTGATTTCGAAATTGACCCTACAACTTTCACTGAAGAAGGAATTATCTTCCGTGTGATGGGATTCGATCATATACCTGATGAACCAGGTAGAAAGGCAAATCCTAAAACAGTTGCAGACCATAAAGTTAAATTGCCATTCCCTGCATTCAAACATTACACATACGTAGATAAAGTTATTCGCGAAGTTGGATTATCTCATCATAACAAAGATAAAGAATTTGATTTATCTGCTGGTAAGATTACTGCTATTTTGGCAACGATGTATATCAAACTAGTAGAACGATATTCTCAGAGGTCTAACTGGCGTGGATATACATATATTGATGAAATGCGTGGACAAGCATTGCTACAATTAGCACAGATTGGACTACAATTTAACGAAGATAAGAGTGATAACCCATTTGCTTACTACACAACAGTAGTAAACAATTCGTTCACTCGTGTACTTAACATAGAAAAGAAAAATCAAGGCATTCGTGATGACTTACTAGAGAAGGCAGGGCAAGCGCCTAGTTGGACTAGACAGTTAGCACACGAAATGAAATCTCAGGAACGTTGGCAGAAAATCATCAAAACAAAGATTACAGATGATGCAATTCCAACGGAAACCATTAAAGAGATTTATGCCGACAATGACTAAAAACTTATTTAAAAAAGCCGCATGTTTTACAGATATTCATTGGGGTCTTAAAAATAACGCCAAACAACATAATGAAGATTGTTTAGATTTCATTGATTGGTTTATCAAGGACGCAAAAGAAAGAGATTGCGAAACTTGTATATTTTTAGGAGACTGGCATCATAATAGGTCAAGTCTAAACATATCAACTATGAAATATAGTATTGCTGGTCTACGAAGATTAAGCAACGCATTTGAAAAAGTGTATGTTATATTAGGCAATCACGATTTATTTTATCGTGAGACCCGTGATGTAAACTCTATGGAATTTATTGACGATTTGCCTAATGTAATTCTAGTAAGAGACACACTAATAGAGGGTGATGTAGGTATCGTTCCGTGGTTAGTCGGTGATGAATGGAAAAAGATTCCTAAGATAAAGACAAAATACATCTTTAGTCATTTAGAGTTGCCAACATTTAAACTCAATGCAATGATTGAAATGCCCGACCACGGTGGTCTTAAAGGCAGTATGTTTACTAATCAAGACTATGTGTTCACTGGACACTTTCATCAACGTCAAGTAAAAGGCAATGTAATTTATATTGGTAATGCATTCCCTCATAACTTCTCAGACAACTGGGATGATGATAGAGGTTGGATGTACTTAGAATGGGATAAAGAACCAGAGTTCTTTACTTGGAAAGATGCACCAAAATATAGAACAATTGCGTTATCTAAACTGTTAGATGACCCAGATAAGTTTCTAGTACCAAAGACATCAGTAAAGATAACACTAGACATCGACATATCTTATGAAGAAGCAAACTTTATTAAAGATACATTCGTAGAAACATACAGCCTACGTGATGTAACACTTGTTCCTGTTAAGAATACAGAACACGAAGATGATACTGGTGCTGAAATTCACTTCGAGACTATTGATGAAATTGTTATTTCTCAGTTATCTTCATTAGCAACTGATGGAAGTTTTGACAAAAAAGTACTAATAGAAATTTATAATAATCTATGAAGAAAATACTGATTACTGGAAGTCGTAACTATGGCGTGTGTAAAGCAATGTGCGATTTGTTCGACACTATTCCAGATATAGAATATGAAACAGCAAGTAGAAGTAACGGATTTAATCTAGACAATACAGAAGGTCATTCTAAACTAGCGAATCATTATGTAGATGGAGATTTCAATATCTTTATAAACAATTCTGCTATATGGAAGTTTCATCAGGTATTAATACTAGAGAGTGTATTCGAGGCTATAAAAGGTGCTGATAAAAATGCACATATTATAAGCATTGGTTCAACTGCTGATACTGGAGTTAAAGGAAGAACTTGGAGATATCCAACAGAAAAGAAAGCCCTAAAAGCATACAATAGAGATTTAACTTATATGACGATGGGTGGCAGTAATATAAAAACAACATTAATATCACCGGGTAGTTTAACAACTCCTAGTGTTATGAAGAAACATCCTGATAGAAAACTGATTGACGTAGAGTATGTAGCAGAGGTAGTACTGTGGGCAATAAATCAACCAGAGTACATTAACATTAACGAAGTGTCAATTGATCCTATTCAATATGGCAGTTTTGCAAGAGAGGCATAAGTTTGTTAGTAATTAAAAATATAACGATTCGTAATTTCATGAGTGTGGGAAATGTAACTCAGGCTGTTAAATTAGACAATGCAGATTTAACATTAGTTCTGGGTAACAACATAGACTTGGGCGGAGATGGTTCTCGAAACGGAACAGGTAAGACTACAATCATCAACGCATTAAGTTATGGATTGTATGGGAAAGCACTTACAAATATCAGACAGAACAATCTAATCAACAAGACTAATAGTAAAGGTATGATGGTCACTGTTGATTTCTCATACAATGGAAATGATTATAGGATTGAACGTGGTCGTTCTCCAAATGTATTTCATTTCTTGCGTGATGGCATGGAACTTGGTGACAATGATGTAGAGAATGCTGGTCAAGGCGAAATGCGAATGACCCAATTTGAAGTAGAGAGTATCATTGGACTTTCTCATACAATGTTCAAACATATTGTTGCGTTGAATACTTACACTGAACCATTCTTGTCATTACGTGCTAATGACCAAAGAGAATTGATTGAAGAATTACTAGGAATAACTGAACTATCTCGCAAAGCAGAACTACTAAAAGAGATAACAAAGAATACTAAAGAACAGATAAAAGAAGAAGAGTACACATTAAAAGCGGCAGAAGATACGAATGCACGTATATTAAAAAGTATCAAAGATATTGAACGCAGACAAAGAGTTTGGACTACTAAACAAACAACTGATTTACAAACATTAGAAGGTGGACTGTCAGCATTGTCACACGTAGACATCAAGGCTGAACTTCAAAACCATGCGTTGCTAGTAACTTATAATGAAAACTTGGCTGCCAAGAACCAAGCAACATCTTGGATTAACAGCATTGAATCTGATAATACGAAACAAACCAGATTAATCGAAAGACTTGATGATGAAATTAAGTTAATTGAAGACAATAAATGTCATAGTTGCGGACAAGATATTCACGATAGTAAACAAGAAGAGATTCTCGGTGCAAAGAATATACTAAAAGACGAAGCAGTATCACAATTAGCGACAAATGAAAGTTCGCTAATCGAACATAATGCTCTAATAGAGAAAGTTGGTAGTGTTGGGTACTTACCTATTACATTTTACGACACATTATCTGATGCATACGAACATCAAAATTCTGTAGAAAAATTGGCAGAACAGATTGAATTGAATAAGAAGGTAGAAGACCCATACACTGACCAAATCAGCGATATGAGAGATGGTGCATTAGAAGAGATAGATTATGGACACATGGCATCGTTAGTTTCGTTGCGTGACCATCAAGAATTTTTGATGAAACTACTAACTAACAAAGATAGTTTCATTCGTAAGAAGATTATAGACCAGAATTTAAATTACTTAAACTCTCGTCTAGCATATTACTTAGATAAGTTAGGATTACCACATGATGTTGTATTTCAAAGTGATTTATCAGTAGAAATTACTGAACTTGGCAGAGATTTAGACTTCGATAACTTATCTAGGGGTGAAAGAAACCGACTTATATTAGGTTTAAGTTGGAGTTTCCGTGACATATTCGAGTCATTATACAGTACAATTAACGTGTTATTCGTAGATGAATTGATAGATAGCGGAATGGACACCAATGGTGTCGAGTCATCACTTGCTATTCTTAAAAAGATGGCAAGAGATGGAAATAGAAGTGTGTATTTGATATCACACAAAGACGAATTACAAGGGCGTGTTTCAAGTGTCCTTAATGTAATAAAAGAAAATGGTTTCACAAGTTTTTCTCATGAAGAGGAAAGCGCCATGTATACAACACAGGAGTAATACAATGAGTACAAATGCAGAAATTATGGAAGCAATCGAAACATACCAGGCAGAAAATGCTAAGTTCGAAGAGAAAGGTGTTAAAGCATCTGCGGCTCGTGCCAGAAAGGCATTAGGCGATATTGGAAAACTTACAAAGGTACGTAGAGCAGAAATCCAAGATAAAAAAAATAATATGTAAAAAAGCTTGACTTTATCATTCCTTTATGTTATGATAACTTATTGATGACTCTTTTGTCTCCTCTAAACCTCTCTCACAGGCATTGGAATCATTGATCACTATAATACGCAGAGAGTACCACACTAAAAAAAGTACTTCAAGTTTATAGTGGGTGGGTTAGACCTTTAACGTACCACCCTAAAAAGTACAAAAAAGGTGGACATAAGCCCGGCATAATCATGCTGGGCTTTTTCTATGGGCGACTAAATATACCAATACAGGAGAGAGTTTATGTCTAGTGATAATATGAAGTGGATTGCGACAGCAATGTTTGTGTGTGCAGGCGTGTTGATATCATTTAACATACCTGAATCTAAATATGCATTTCCATTATTTGCAACGGGACACATAATAGCAATCTATGTCTTTTCAAAAGCAAAAGACAAACCATTGATTGTGCAGAACATATTTTTCTTGGGAATAGATATATTTGGAATATATCAGTGGCTCTTGGGGCCTATATTTTTTTCTTGAGACTTTGTAGATGCTCAGTAAGAATCTTCGAACTGCCTACTCTTACGTTAATAATACCATTATAGTATTCGTCTGTTTCTAAGACTTTACGGTCAAACTGTTCTTTTGCTTCCATGTAACTTAGTA